TACAGATACTTTTCTAACTAATGACATAATGTCATCTTTTTCCCATGCAGTTTTTACAATATCATATACAAAATCTGGTACAGCAACTGTTGATGATGATCCTTCGATAGTTCCTGCATTTTCAGATAATAATGCTCTCATTTCTTCATTATTACCTTTTACATATTCTGCAAAAGCATTAATATACTTTTCAGAATTTCTAAATTCTTTCATTTCTTCTTTCATACTTTTTTCCTCTACTTTCTTTATTTCTTTTACTTCAAGAGATTTCTTTTCCATTTCTTCTGAAACAGATTCCTCTTTTTCGTTTTCAGCTATTTGTTTAGATTCTTCATTTAAAGCATCAACTTCTTTATCTAATTCCTCTACTTGTTCGGTAGTTTCAGCATTTTGTACTTCTTCACGAATTTCTAACTTTCTAGCTTCTATTTCTTCTTTTCTTGACATTTTATTGCCCTCCTTATTTTTTTAGTTCTTTAAGGCATCCTATTTTCCTATTCAGCTCTCCAGCTGTTTATTAATACAACTTAGTTGCTCTCCAGCAACAAAAAAACATCTCTCCAGATGCTTTCTCATAATTGTTTAATTTAATTTTTTTAATAATGTTTCTTTGGCTTTTCTTAATTCTTCTTGTTTTTGTTTTTCTTCATATTCTTTTCTTATTTCTTCTCTTCTTGCTAAGAACTCACTATTATTAATATCTCTTGCTACTGATACATCTGTAGCATTATAAAATGGTTGATCAACTACTGATACATCAAATAATTTTCCAATTTTAGTAATGGTTCTTGTGTCAGTATCATAATCATAATTGTCTTCTTCTACTGTAAATGCAAATGATTGCTTATCAATCAATTGACTCTTAATAGCATTAAATATATCTCTATGTTCTGTAATATCATCTTGTAGATTAGCTTTCATATATAACCCTCTTCCATCTACTTCTAGATTAAGAGATTTATTTCTAGTCCTTGCTAAAACCATAAAACTATCATTGTGATTGTATCTTAGAACTACATCTGACATATCAGCTCCATCAAAAGCTGTAGGTGCTAATATCTCTGTATAGCCATATGTTTCTGGACTATTAAAAACTGCAGCATAACCTTTAATTTCCATTTTTCCATCATCAGTATCTTCTGCTCTAAATTGTAAGTCTAATTTCCTAATCTCCTTTTCTTTCATCACTATTACCTCCTTCTTCATTTAAATCATTATTATTTGATGTATCATTACCTACTTGATAATCATTTGCAATACTACTATCAATATGATTTAAGTCTTGCATAATTACATTTCCATCTTCTCTAGGTGCTAAATTAAACACTTCTCTTAATTCATTAACTGTCATTATGTTATTTGCATATCTTAACAATTCTATTTTTGTCTTATTACTTGCATATTGTAATCTATTACTTTCAAATAATATTTCATGTCCAAAATATTTTTCTGTTGGAGTAAAAATCTTATTTGAAAATTCTAAACTCATTTGCAATCCGATTGGTTCTAGTATTGATTCATAAAATGCATTCCATTGATCTTCATTATATTTTGATTGAATTATTTCATCACTTATTCCAAAATAAGCTAATAATTTATCATCAATACTTTTAACTTGACTATCACTTGCTGTTGTTGGATTTATTGTTACTGGAGTAAATTCTGTTGTTGCATCTAAACCACCTATTCCTGATTTATCTCCTTGTTTAACAAAATCAGAAACAAATTGATCTCTCATCTTTTTAACATCTTCTGGCTTTAACATTGCTTTAGTAGATTTGATTACTCCTTTTATTGCTTGTGTAGTCTTAATTGCATTTACAATTCCTTCATCTAACACATGCTTGATTGATAAGGTTTTGATAATTGCTTTAGGACTTCCACCAAAAAGACCATCTTCTCCAACAAATCTTGTTAAATGAATACAACTGTCATAAGGAACAAATCTTTCTTTAGTTCTGCCAAATTTTAATTTTAAATAAAGATTTCCTTTAAATTCATAATACTTTCCTTCACTAAAGTTTAGTGGGTATAAGCCAGTAACTTTTAAATTTTCATCTCTTTTTACATAAATAAAAGAGTCATTATATAACTCTAAATTACTTATTACTTGATAATAAAATTGATAAGCATTTTGTACTTCATTAGGTCTCTTGGCTAATAATGTATATAGATTATCTTTTAAGTTTTCAATTTTATCTTTAAAATTTCTTATATGTCTAGGATGCATTTTAGCTCCATTTCTTGCTATTGCATCTATGCACTTTAAAATATCTGGATCATTTTGGAAATCTCCTTTATATGGAGTGAAAATTGCTTTTCTATCATCTAATATTTTTACTTCTGTAGCTGTTGATGGTGGAGTTGTATTTTTATCATTTCCAAAAATATTGCTAAACCAACTTCTTAATTCCATTAAGTTACCTCCTCATTAATATAATTTAAGTATTCCTGTTGCCTATTAATGTAGATTACATATGCATCCATTAAAGAAGCTGCTCCATCTATTCTTTGTCTTGCTTTTTCTTTTGATAACATAATATTTTCATTATCATCTACTTTAACTACAACATTTGATAAATTCCATTTCAGAATAGGATTGTTATTGTAATTTATCTTTTTGTCCATCAAATCAGCCTTCATTTGTTTTAATGGTGCTGATTCAGTTTTATAGCCTTGTCTTACTTCTTGCATAGTAAAGCCATATTCTTTCATTTCATCACACCAAAATTGAGCATTCCAACTATCATAACCAACCCATAATGGCCTTAGATCATTTTCTTGTACCTGTTCTAAAAACCATAATGTTACATCATGATAATCTATTTTTGAATCTCCACTTAATCTTAACCATCCATTTTTTAACCATTTATCGTATGGTATTTTATCTTCTGTTACTTTTTTTTCTAAGAAGTTAGCTGGAATCCAATACATCTGCTTGATTCTTATTTTTCCTTTAACTACTCCTAGAATAGTTGCACAAGTTAAATCGGTTGTACTTGAAAGATCACATCCACCAATACAGTAACAATCTTTCCAATCACTATATATTTCTTCATTGTTTAAATCTTCAAAAGTCAACCATGCATTTTGAATATTTTGTCTAACATTAAAGTCTTTACACAAGAGATTGACTAACTCAATTGGATTATTTTTTGCTCTTTCTACTTTCTCTCTCAATGTTTTTAATGATTTTATTTTTCCTAATGCTGGATTTGCTTTATACCAACATTCTTCTTTTACCCATTCTTTTTCATCATCCAATTCATAAATGACTGGTAATAAAACATCATCTTGAATAGTTCCTTCTATTACTTGTGCTGCATAATCATATTCAATATCAAAAACATTTTGTCTAACTGTTCCCATAGTACTTGTTTCTAGTAATAACGGTTGATCTCTTGCACTCATTGAGTCATACATAACATCTAATAAATTTTTATCTTTCCATGCATGTACTTCATCTGCAATGACCATATGTGAATTTAATCCATCTAATGAATTAGAATCACTTGCTAATGCTCTGAAACTTGAATCTGTTGAATCATAATATATTCCACCAATTAAACATCTTATTCTTTTCTTTAATGATGGACTTTTATTAATCATCTTTTTGCTTTCTTCCCATACTATTTTTGATTGATCTCTTTTTGTGGCTACTGAATATATTTCAGCTCCACCTTCTCCATCTTTTGTTAGCATATAATTAGCTATTCCAGAATCTAATACTGATTTACCATTTTTTCTAGCAACAAATAATATTGCTTTTTTATATTTTCTAAATCCAGTATCTTTATCTACAAAACCAAAAAGTGCTTGTAAAAATGCTTTCTGAAATAGTTCTAATTTTAAAGGTTGTCCATTCCATTTGCCTTTACTTTGCCTACAATATTTTTCTATAAAATGAATACATCTTAGTGACTTTTTTTCATCAAAAATATATGTATGTGTTTCATTTTCTCCTGTAGATTTATTAAAAAAAGAAACCTTCTCAGGCTTCTTAAGTTGCTTAACTAATCTACTGTAAATTGTCTTTACTTTCTTACAAACTTTATTAGGATTTTTTTTCATCCAATCATAATATTCTTCTATGTATGTCATGATAGATCATCATTATCAAAATCATCAATTCCATCTGATATTTCTTTTGGTAATAACTCTGTTATTTGTTTTGTTGTGGATTGATAATTTTTAATCATAGCATTATATTGAGCTAATGCTGGATTTGCTCTCTCAATAAAATATTTGCCTTGATCCATTTTTGTTACAACACCTTTTTCAGTTAATTCTTTCTTTAACTTTGTAAGTGTCTTTTTCATAAACTCTAATTCTTTGATTAGTGATAATCCTAACATAGCTTTTTCTTCTGGCATCTCATTAAATATCTTTTTCAAAGATTTGAAGTTAACTGGTTTTATTTTGTCCATTTTTGCGCTCCTTTCAAAGATTATGGGGGTATATGTGCGATTTTGCACATTTTTCAAAGGCCCTGTCCTCGGTTTCCCATTAAGGCTTTTAATGAGTCAAACTCGGGGGGCTTAATTCTTTTGAATAAGATTACCATCTTCATCAAAATCATAATTAATTCTTGTTACTTGATCTTGATGATGTTCTTTTTCGTGACATTCTTTACAAATACCTTCTAGGTTATTTTCATCTAAAGCTATTGAATCATCATATACATTAAAATTATCTAAATAGATCTTATGATGAACTATTCCTGTTCTTCTTTTTCCTTTAGGTAAATAATCACTTAATCCATCTACATAAACTGGCATATGACATCTATTGCATAATAGATTTTGTTTTAACCATATAGTATTTTTAGTTGTCTTCCATGCTTTAGAATTATAAAATTTCTTTCTTATTCCATAACTCATTTTATTTCTTCTTAATAGATTTCTTAGTTTTACTATTAACTAGTTTAGCAGTTTCAATTTTAACTTCATTATCTTCTAACACATCTGCAGCTTTAGTAGTTTTAACTTCTGTAGGTTCAGAAATAACTTTAGCTTTTCCTGCTGCTACTAATTCATCTACTCTTTCTTTAGTAAGCTCTATATTAGCCTTTTTATAAAGACTGTGAATATTATCTGCTGTTGTTACGTTT